CGAGGTACATCTTCACCAAGCTGACCAAAGAGGCTCGAAAGCTCTTCGACCCCAAAGATGATGCAGTTCTCAACTACCTCGACGATGATGGGCGCCCCATCGAACCAGACTTTTACATGCCCACTTTACCTATGGTTCTGGTGAATGGCACTGAAGGTATCGGTACGGGTTTCAGTTGCTACGTGCCCCCTTTCAACCCCGAAGATATCAAAGAAAACATCAAGAGAACTTTGGGTGGTGAAGACCTCATCGAAATGAAGCCGTGGTTCAGGGGTTTCAAGGGACGGGTCTACAAGGATGACGCTGGTCTATGGATCACAGAGGGTATTTACAGGGACACCGGTTCCAGACTCAAAGTCACAGAGCTCCCACCCGGACGATGGACCCAAGACTATAAGGAGTACCTGGATACACTCGTGGAAAAGAAGATGATCAACAGCTACACGAACAACAGTACCACAGAGGATGTGGATTTTGAGATTTTTGGCTACACTGGGAAGGACCTGATGAAGGACCTCAAGATGAGGAAGACGTTCCACACCTCGAACATGCACCTCTTCCACCCAACCCGGGGTATCCACAAGTATGCGAATGCTGAAGAGATTCTTCGAGATTTTGTGGAACTCCGATTGGAACATTACAAGAAGCGAAAAGCACACCTAGTGGATGTGTTAGAGAAGCGAGCCGCGATGTGTGGTCACCGCGCAAAGTTTGTCACAATGGTCATAGAAGGTGACCTCGTGGTATTCAAAAGAAAGAAGAAGGACCTAGAGGCTGAGATGTCTGCGACGTTTCCGAAAATTGAGGGAAACTACGACTATCTCCTCAACATTAGGACGGTTGAATATACGGAGGAGCGTGTAAAAGCCCTCATGGATGAAGAAAGACAGGCAAATGAGGACTTGGAACGCATATTGAAAACGAGTCACATCACGATGTGGAAAATGGATATTAAAAATATATAAGTAGTAAGTAGATATGGGTGAAGCCGCTAAGATTTCCCTAAAAGCTATTGGAAAGCAGGATACACAACTACTTTCCAAAGACCCAGACGAATCATTTTTTAATTACAACTCAGAGAGACACTCCGAATTTAGAAAGTATCACCGCGTTCGAAATGTTGTAAATAATGGTACCATAGCCGAGTGGCCATTTGGAAATATTGTTAAGGTTCAATTCAATCCCACCAATATGGGGGATCTTTTGAGTAACATGTATCTGAGTATCAAGATGCCGGGTATAACTGATGGTAACTACGCCGACCAATTGGGGCGTCACATCCTCAAAAGTGTCACAATGTTTGTAGATGACATCGAGGTTGAGAAGATCCATGACGATTGGGGAATTATCTACGATGAATTGTACTTGGAAATATCTGAAAAAGTGGCGAATAGATTTCTCGTCAATCGAAATTTGGGATATGATGACTCAAGTAATAATGAAACCTATGCGCGTTTAGAATCGAATCTGCTTATTCCACTTCACTTTTTCTTTTCGAGAAAATATGCAAGTGATGAATATTCCTCAAATAAACCAAACCGTCCATATTTTCCGGTGTGTTCAATTTTTAAACAAAAAATTGAGTTTGAGTTGGAGTTTCACCAACAGACATTTTTTACTAATACAACTGATACACTCAGTCTACAGTCATTCAATCTCGTAACTGAAGAAATCACTGTCAGCCCAGAAGAAAGGAATTATTTAGTGAGTGAAAATCAAACACTCGTCACAGACCTCGTCAGAAAACATCCCGTAATTGTGAGCGAACTTGGTATAGATAGAATCATAAACAATCTTGTACCAAACATCCCCGTCAAGTGTATTCACTGGTTTTTGAGAAATACAAATTTTGAAGTTGAAGGTGATGCTATTGGATCTTCAGATGTAAATGAAGAAAGGCTTTACCAAAACCGTTTCAACTTTTCATCGAGTGCGACGTTTGACGAAATACAAACATTTTTCAATCCCATCATGGAGACTGCGAGTATTTACATTAACGGTAACAAGTTGCCGAATATTACAAAGACGGATCACAACTATTATAAATACCTCATACCATTAGAAACACGTCTGGCGAGACCATTTAGAAATGTATATACATATAGCTTCTCGATGAATCCGATAAATGTGGAACCATCGGGGAGCTTAGATTTCAGTCAAATACAATCAGATAAAACGAATATAGATGTGAAATTGGATACAACGAAAGTGGATGTGTCTTCTAATACGTACTCTCTGAACCTGTACTATACAGGATACCAAACGTTTGTGTTTGATAGGGGTTTTATGTCACTCGCTTACTAAACAATGACGACTTATTGTCGCTGATATAATCTACGATGTTGTTCTTGATACACCATTTGATGAAATTCAACTGTGCCAGGGTTGTATGAATTTCATGAGATGTTCCGGGCACTGTGTATGCAAACTTCTCGGCTCGACAAAAGGGATCGAAAAGTTTCTTACTGTACCCATCCAGACTTGACTTGTACGCACAGTGAACGGTAAAGATTTTTCCGTCATTTGTTTTGAATGTTGTGTGGTTCTTCTTTGCATAGGTGGTGATAAACCATTCGATATTCCGGAGTGAAATACCACCAGATTTACCCAAAATATCAATTAATTTTGTTCTGTGTCCCTCTTCGGTGTAAAAATTGTTTATAGATGTTAGTAGGATTCCAGTTTTGCTCATTATTAAACAAAGTACTCAAATCTATAAGCCATCTTTTCACATGCTGGACAACCGGGAACATTTCTTAGGTCGGGGTCGTCATGGTTATGCTCGATACCAGATCTTCTTACTATCTGTGGGTACGGTAATACTTCACCCTGCTCTTTATGAACATTGCAATACTTACTATCTTCATCAACAACCTTATATGTACATCGCGTCAAATCATGCATGATCCCTCTACAAATACCGGGAGCACATGTATCTGGAATACTGCGCGTAAGAGACTCTAAAGAAATTTGATGCTTCTTCGAGATGTTGACGTTGTGTTTATTAATCTCTATGACCAGAGACCTTTCACGCTCTTCATTTACAAGTTGAAGCAGTTTGGAGTCGAAACTCATCTCTTAATGATATCTTGTTCGTATTGTTTAAATATATTTTGGAGAGATTGTGACCGAGCCTCTTTAATCCTTCCCTTGAGATCCGATACATTCCCTGATTCATCTAAACCCCTCTTTTTACACTCCTCGATGAGTTGATCCTTTTTCATGGTGCTGATGGCGGGTCCCAGTTTCTTTTTTTTGGGTTTATAGTGCTCAATAATCTCACCGAAGATCTCCTGTTTGGTATTTTCGAATAACGGATCTAAAAGATCACACACAGGATTGAGAAACTTGTTTTCAAAGTAGTACTGATAATCCACAGGGATGTTGTGCTCCTCGACGTACTTGGGGTCTTCGGACTTTTCAAATGCTTTCGCATTTGGATCATCCGTCTTTGTCAGTAAGTAAGGGACACGATCACCAGATTGGGGTTCTGATCCAGGTTTTCGTTCCCTCATCTTAACGACGACCTGAACATGTGATTGGTTTATATTCACACTCTCCGGGCTTGTAATCGACACTGGATCTCCCTTAATTTTATAGGTATCTGAAAGCGATTGACTCAAAATCAGCTTTTCATTTGGTATTTCACCAGAGAGGAGTTCGTTCGCCCTCTTTTTGGCCAACTCCTTGGGTGGTCCGGGATCACTCGATGTGAGAACGACATCGAGAAGCTCTTTGCACACCTCCCGTACATGGGGTGTGTTATCTCGGCGGACGACCTGAAGACCCTTGATGTCAATGTAGTCCATGTGCATCTGGTCATCCTTCCCTTTGGTCCAAAGTTTGGCGGCGTACCGTTTTTTAGAGTAAAGGAAGTAAGGCCAGTAGACCTTCTCGAGCTCAAGGTTGTTGGGTTTCTTGAAGAGGGCACTACATTCTTCCGCCGCTCTCTCACCCACCTCCCAACTGTACCTAACAGCGTCCTCACCCGTGCGCCCCCCAACATCGAACTCAACCATCACTGAATCGGTGTCCCCATACCTCACCTTTGCACCCGGGAAGTTAGCCTCCACATAGTTCTTCGTCTCCTCGATCATCCCCCGACCCCTACATGTCGTCGTAGATGCAATTGGGACACATGGGAGAATACCCTTCCCTGCACCAGTGAAACCATACACAGAGTTCATAGAAACTTTATAGGCCAATTGCTTACCATTATAGACCTCCTTCATCGACCCAGTGGCGTTAGCCATGTCCCGCTTAGCCTTTTTGCGAAACTGTTTGAGTTCGAGAAGAATGGCGGGTAAAAGACTTTCAACACCTTGAGCAAACTTGTAGGTTTTCTCACCAATCTTAAACGTTTCGTAAGTGACACCAGGAACGTTACCGTACCGCCTCTCGTCCATGACATACGTCGAATAACAGAGGTTGTGAGCCATCATGATCGAAGGGTACAGGGCTTCGAAATCCAAGGCTGTGATTGGTGTGTAATACGCACCCTTTTGAGCCTCTAGAACCGTCGCACCCTCGTAGGGTTCTTCTGGAAGAGCACCGTACTTGATTGTCGGAACCATGTACCCCAACTCTCGAGCCTTCTTGGTAAGCTGACTGAACACCTTAATCTGCTGACCGCGTTCAACCAAGAAACACAGGGGAACCCACGTCGCCTTTGCCATCTCTAAGAGGTTGAGGAGTGTGCATAATTTTTTCAATAATTTATGGGGGAGGAGGGTATCTTTGATGCAGTATTCAGCAACTTCACCCAACTTTTGGGGATCGCCCTCCTTATAACGGGCAAACATCTCCTTTGGTGACATGTCAATCTTCTGGTCTCCCAGGTACAGTTTCGAAACTTCATTCAACTTGTACGAATCCAATTTGTAACCCTTCTTGACTTCGTGGAACATATCAAAGATGAACCTTCCACTCATAGGGAGGAGCTTTAGAAAGTTATCACCCAGGGCACTCGAACTCAACTTCTTCATCAAGAGGTCACTTGGTGGATCGTGGAGCTTACCAAGATTGAAAAACTCCTCGTGACACCCAGTCATGTGCGCCCTCTTGTAGAGGTACTCGAGATCGAAACCAAAAATGTTCCACCCGGTGATAATATCCACATCCTTTTCATGGATGTACTTTTGGAAGGCTTCGAGCATTCCCCTTTCGGTGTCAAAGCTCACAACGTTGGGTCCCTCCGTCTTCTTGTAACATAAGCACACTTTTTCGTACGGTTCGTCGCTTCCAAATTTACAGAGAGATAGGGCAATTTGAAAGCATGCATCATCCGGTACGTCAGCACTCGGAAACTTTCCAGTGGAACTATTACACTCGATATCGACCGACGCTACAACAAAGGGTGCGATGTCATCCCGATCCACTGGCTTCAACGTCCTCCAGTCATTACACCATAGGTCGATGTCAACCTTTGCGAGATGGGAACGAACACATTCGGAGCCTGTGTCCAACCAACCAGTGGATTGAATACCAGTGCGATGCATCAATCTCAGGACAGGATCCAAGTTCGATTCATAGACGTGATACTTCCTGAAAGTATTGTTATAGGCAAATACTGAATTAACCTTCCTACGGTCAGCGAGTGTCTTGAAGTTCAAGCGCATGTAGGCAAACATCTCATTATTTTGAAAACCCCATACATCCTTCTTCCTCGTGACACTGTAACTCGTGACATGATCTTCGCGGATTTTGTTCAAGTCATCGAACAGTAGCCGAACCTCTTGATCAGTTGTCCCCCTTGGTAATTTAACGAAAAAGTATGGTTCAAACACAGTCGTGACGCACACAGACTTACCATCTTCCGTTTTACCCAGAATACTAATTAGATGTTCGTCATCTTCATCCCTCGCCTCCCATGTCAAAGCTTGAAATACCACCATATGTTTATATCCAGCCAAATTTTTAATATCATTTACTAATAAATGTCTGCTGCTTTAATTGAGCTCGTGTCGGTGGGAGCCCAGGATGTGTACATCACTGGTGACCCCCAGGTCAGCTTTTTCCGTCAGAACTACAAGCGATACACCAACTTTGCCATGAAGCCCGAACGCATGGATTACATCGGTACATTTGGTGCCTCCAATGAAGTCACCATCCCCATTCGCTCCAAGGGTGATCTCATGAGCTACATCTGGATTGAGGCTGATGGTATCGCCG